AAGACCTACTACCGCAAGCCCAGCGAGGTGATCGCAACGGACGAGCGGCTGGCGGAACTCGCCGATAGGATGGCATCGCGTGGCTATCGGCACACCCGTGAAACGCTCGAAGCGTTGGCGGACTGGATGAACGGCTACGGCATCCTCCTGACAGGCAAGGTGGGTGTCGGCAAGTCGCATTTCTTCCATACGCTCTGCCCTGATACGCCCGTCCTTTCGATGCGTGAGGCGTTCCTGTGGGAATACAACGAGATCGACAACTGGCTGGGCGGGTGCATGAACACCGACATCGTGGTGGATGATGTCGGGGCTGAACAGCGGTCGCGGAAGTTCGGCGAACCTTATTGGATGATCACGCTCGTGCTTGAAAAGCGGATCAGGTCTGGCTATCGCACCAACTTCACGACGAACTACCGAAGCGAGGAACTCCAAAACAAATACGAGGACGCTTCCATCATCGACCGACTGTTTGAACTGGCGAAGGGTCATGCGATCCTGACGCAAGATTCGATGCGGGAGGCGCATCCCCGCAGGTGTGCGCTTCAAAAGATGCACGACACATATTTTCGCCCTTGACGCAAGGGCAGAAAAAATGATACACTACGAAACAGAAAGGAACAACAGAACATGAACAGTTATGCAGGACAGATTCTCGCCATCCACAATACGGAAACCGTGGGGCAGAAGAACTTCAAGAAGCGGGCGATCATCCTTGATCCCGATCCCAACAGCAACTACCCGAAAGAGGTCAAGTTCCAACTGCTGGGTCAGAATGTGGGAATGCCTGAACAGTTGGGCTTGAAGGTCGGCGACTGGATCGACATCGACTTTGAGATCGACGGTCGCAAGTGGCACTCGAAGAAGACCGACACCGACATGTGGTTTGTCGAGTTGAACATCAAAGAGATCAGGACGGGAAGAGCGGCAGACCCTGCCACCGTCGAAGCCGAACCCGCTGGCAACCCGACGGTTGTGGCTGGTGAGACGGACGACGACATTCCGTTTTGATCAGGAAGGCGGAAACAATGAGCAAGCCGATGATGCAGAGGGGCAGACCGTCGAAGCGTTCGACCCTTGAAATCATCCTCGAACGGGGATTCCTCGCGGCGTTTCGCAAACGGGGCATCCCCGTCAATAAGACCGCTACCCACTTTTTCGGGTGGGTGGTGTATGAAGTCGAACATAGCAAGGATGAAGACATCCGCCGAGAGCGACTGATCAGCGACTTCGAGAGCAACTGCGAGGCAGAAGGCATCCCGAAGACATGGAAGAACGCGCTGGCGTGGTATGTCAGGAAGGGCTGAAATGCTAAAGCATTGGACAAGCGGGATGCGCCCGCCGAAGTTCAAAAAAGTGCGGACGGGTGAGCAATACAAGGTCGGGATCAACGCCAAGAGCGTAAATGTCCTGATCGAGATCGCAGACAAGATGTGCGACTTCTGCCGCATGAAGCGGCTCGAAGGCAAGCCCGTTCCGTTGTCCTGCGATGTGTGCAGGAAGGGCAAGGCGATCGCCAATGCGAAACTCGCGGTTAAGAAATACAACGAGACGCAGAAGGAGAAGCGTGCCTTGATCAAAGCCGAAGCCGAGAAGTTCCACGAGGAACTGATCGAGATCGAAGATCACAAGAACGAAGGGCGACCGACAAGATGGTGAAGAAGAAAAAAGTGTGCGGCAACTGTCAGGCGATCCAGCCGAAGACGAAAGAACACATCCTGTGCTGTTGCGAAGGCGCACGGCATTGTGGGTGCATGATGTCTGTCCGTCACGGCGGATGCGAACATTGGAAGGGGGAGGACAATGCCGAAAAGTGAGCAGAACCGTTTGGCGATCAACATCACGATCCCCGACTACGATACCGTCATGGCGCAACTCGAAGCGATGCGCCGACTGATGGAGCGGATCAGGATCGAAGCCGTCGAAGCGGCGACCGCGATCAGGTTTATCAACAGGAACACCAAAACGAAAGGAACGAAATGGAAATGACACCGCAGGAATACCAAGAGAAGGCACACGCCTTCGCCCGTTATGGGAACAACATCAACTATCCGCTGTTGGGACTTGCCGAGGAGTGCGGCGAGGTGGCGGGCAAGGTTGCCAAATTCATCCGCAAGCACGAGGGCGTTGACCCGTTCGAGGCGGGTGGCTGGGTTTCGATGGCGAACGACCGTCTCCAGTTCAACGCCGACCTCGCCAAAGAGTTGGGCGATGTCCTTTGGATGGTCGCGGAGATCGCCACCGCGTTTGATCTGTCGCTGGACGAGATCATGCAGACCAACATCGACAAGTTGACGGATCGCAACAACCGTGGGGTGATCGTCGGCGAGGGGGACAACCGATGATCGAAAGCAAATTGCTTGATCTGTTCGGGCGGAAGTGTCCCAACTACCATTTGCTCGCGGAGAAGTTCGCCAAGCAGACATTCTCGATCTGCACCTGCTCCAAGTGTCGGCATTGTATCGCGGGCAAGTCGTATGGCGGGAAGCCGCAGAAGACCTGCAAGCGGATGATGGACGAGTTGCTGGAAGTCGGCGCACCGATCGGGTATTCGCTGGTCGCGGAGAACGGGACTTGCGATGCCGCCCAGTTCACGCAGGAGGATTACTCGAATTTCGTCCTCAAAGGTCAGGATGCGGTTACGCATGAGGAACAGGAACAGCCGAAGCCGAAGGCATCCTGAACCTCGCCAAAGAAGTGGCGGCGATCAGGAATGAACTCGGCGGCAAGTGACATGGGCGGTGTGGCAATGGTCGGGCTGTTGCTGGTCGCAATCGTGACGACCGTTGCCATCCTGTTCGATGAAATACTGACAGGAGGGTGTGACAATGAGCGAGAACAAGATGGGGATGATGACACGGATGATTATGTGGCTCGAATACCAACTGATCAAAATAACGGGGGGACTGTAAGATGAACAACGGGCATATTCTGTCGCTGGTGATTGGGCTGATTATCGGCAACATCATTTCGCACATATACTTCGAGAACCTGAACCGTGCGCGGTTCGCCGTCCTTGCGACAGCGATCGTGTCTGTGGATGGTGGCAAGGCGACGCTGGATGACTTCAAGAAACTCGCCAGCGACTACCTGAACCACGACCTCGACCGCGTTTACCTGCACGAGTATGTCAGGGACATCCTCGACAAGAAGGAAGAGCCGAAGAAATGATCGCGCTCCTTGCGTCCATCGTGGTGGTGACCAACATCGGCTTTACCGCCGCCTATGACACCGTTCGGCTGTGTCCTGCTTGGGTCGCCTATGACCTCGAACCCGCGAAGGTCGTCAAGGCGGATCGCAAGCCGATCCCGTTCAGGTATGATGCCCGCATCCCCGAAACAGGCGAAGTCGGGCAACTTTACGAGGTGATCGGGCAATACTTCGACCGTGGACACCTCTGCCCCGCCGCCGATATGAACTGGGACACCAATGCCCTGAAACAGACATACCTGTTCTCGAACATCGCCCCGATGCGGGCAAGCGTCAACCGTGGGGCGTGGCGGAAGACCGAGGACGAAGTGCGACGGCTGGCGCAGAGTGGGACGGTGCATATCGTCTGCTTCCCCATCCATTCGGGAAATTCGCGGTTTATGATCCCGTCGGCGTTCGTCAAGGTGGCTTACGGTGACTTCGGTGTCAGGTTTTGGCAGGTCAGCAACGAGGAGCAAGGCAAATGATCAGCGACATCGTGCAGGAAATGCGCCAGCACACGCGGTGTAGTGCGGCGGATGCGTTCTATACGCCCGCGAGTTGGGCGGAATTGTGCGACCGTCTCGAACGGGAGGAAGCGAAACTGATTGCCGATCGGGACAACTGGCGGCAACAGGCACTCACCGAGGACGAACGCGCCAACCGAGAAGCCGACATCGCCCGCGAATGTGCCTACCACAACATCGTGGTAAAGCGGACATTTGCCATCTGTCAGGAAGTCGGCGATAGGATGGTGACCGTCGCGGAGGCATACTCGAAAGAGCGTGCCATTCAAATTGCCGACCTATTGAGGAGAGCCGAGACAAAATGAGTGAAGCAGGAACGCTGGCGCAGGTCGCGCAAACATCGAACATCGCCGAAGCGATCAAAATACTCGAAAACTACACCCGCAAATGAGAATTGTCCTCGACATCGACCCTGCCACCCTGTCAACAGCCCAGCAAAAGGGCATGTTCCACGGGCGCGTCTTCACCAACCCGAAAGTCGCCAAGTCCATGCGGGCGGTCAGGAACGCCATGCTCCCCGTCGCCCGTGGCATCCGTGAGCAACTGGACATGACCTGCGGTGACTACTCCACGCTGGGGATCGAACTCACCGCCATCTTTTACTTCGCCTTCCCGAAGTCAGGAACGAAGAAGGAGAAAGCCCTACGCCGTGAGGGTCAGCCCGTCACCTCCGCCCGATATGGCGACCTTGACAACCGACATAAGGCATTTCAGGATGCGATCGCCAAGTCAGGCGCAATTCCCGACGACCACTTCGTTTCGCACCTCGATATCCGCAAGTGCTATACCCTTGCCAAGCCCCGCATCGCCGTGTGGTTTGATGTGGACTTGGGGGCTGTCCTCTACAACTGATCCCCATGACATTTCCTACCCTATATCCCTACTCTACACACCTACCCTACGGGCTGGTCTACTATAAGAATAAGCATAAGCATAGACATAGTATAATAGGGGGGTATGGGGGGACAGTTCGCCCGAAGTGTGATATACTATCAGGTAGAACATCAACACGCGCACACGCGAGAGAGTGTAGCATTTCGGCAGTTCGTCTGTCGAGACATTTTTGCGGAAGAGAAGATCACGCACGAACAGGAGAACAGGAGGCAGGAGCATGAAAGACCCACGGATAGAGGGCGGGAGCAGGGCGCACCACCCGCGCAAGGCGACCTACTACAAGTTGAGCGAGAAGGATCACGCCGTAATAAAAGACGGGCTGTCGAAGTTCGCGCCCGTTTACATGATCGCCCTGAAATTGGGGTGCGGCTATCGCACCTTGTGCGACTACATCAAAAAGAACCCCGACCTTGCCGAGACGCAGAAGGACGCAAACGACAATGTGGTGTCCTTCGCGTTCGGGAAACTGATGCAGAAGGTCAGCAAGGGGAATGTGCCGAGCATCCTGTTCACGCTGGAACGGCTCGACCCGAAGCGGTTTGGCAACCGTCAGGTGATCGAAAATGTCGGCGAACTGCCGTCCGTGACGATCGGCGTATTCGATGAGGCGGATGAAGTCGAACCGATCGACCCTGCGACGACAGGGGCGGATGCGGCGAAAATCCTCGAAAACGCCGTCAAGCGGGCAGAGGCGGCTTCCAAGCCCGAAGCCGATCAATCTGTCGGCTGAACCATTTGAAGGGCATGGCGACGGCTTTTTGCTTGCTTCCTGCCCGTTTTACCACACCAAAGGAGCAACATGAGCAAAAAAACTGCACAAGAGGGAAAGAAGGGCAAGGCGGTCGCGTTTGACTGGGCTTCGCTGAAACCGAAGTTTGTCTACCTGAAACTCGCCGACCTGAACCCCTACAAAAATAACCCCCGTGTCAATAAGGAGAGCATACCGCTGGTGAAGAACAGCATCAAGACATTTGGCTTCCTCGTCCCAATGGTGATTCAGGATGTGGACGATCCTGTGCTGGTCGCTGGACATACGCGGCGTGCGGCGGCGATGGCGTTGTGTCAGGAAGAAGGGAAAGACCCCGCCGAGATCGAAGTGCCGTGCATCTGCGCGGAACACCTCACCAAGAACCAAATCGCGGCGTTCCGTATCGCGGACAACTCGGTCGCCGACAAATCGGTGTGGGACGAGGACAAACTCGCGCAGGAGATCGCGGCGATTGACGACGACATCGACATGGGCGACTTCGGTATCGACATTGACGATGGCGAGGAGGACGATGGCGACGAGGATGTCGAAGCGGATGTCCCCTTCACCGAGGAACTGCTCGAAGAGCACAACTATGTGGTGCTTTACTTCGACAACGAGGTGGACTGGCTTCAAGCGAAGACCCTGCTGGGCATCGGCAAGGTGCAAGCACTTGATTCGCACAAGGGTTTCGAGAAGGCGGGAGTTGGTCGCGTCCTGAAAGGGGCGGAAGCCATCGAACGACTGCGGCAGGGGGTGGAATGATGGAAACCTGCAACGGCGTAAAGATCATTATTGCTTGTCCTTCCTACAAGCGTCCAAAGGTGAAGTCCTTCGGGCTGTTCGGCAAGCATCTGTCCGTCTATGTGGACGAAGGCGAGGCACAGGCATACAAGGATGCCAACAGGGGTTTCGCCAAGAACATTGTCGCGGTGAAGAAGGGCGTGCAGGGGAATGTCGCCCGCATCAGGAACTACATCCTTGACGATTGCCTTGTCAGGCAGGGTGCGGATGTGGTGTGCATCTGCGACGATGACATGAACAGCATCGGCAGGTTTTCGGGTGGTAAGACACGCGAGAAGATCGGCGAAGACGACATCCTGCCGTTTATCGCCCGCTACACGAAACTGTGTGCCGAGTTCGGCTTCAAGATGTGGGGCATGAACCTGAACGCGGACAAGCAATGCTACCGCGAATACACGCCCTTCTCCACGCTGTCCGTGGTGCTGGGACCCTTCTCCTGCTTCCTGTCAGGGATGAAGTGCCGATACGATGCCGCCCTGCCGTTGAAGGAAGACTACGACATGTCCTTGCAGAACATGAACCTCTACCGAGGCGTTCTGCGGCTCAACGCATGGTCGTATATCTGCGAACAGTCCACAAATGTGGGTGGCTGTGCCGCGATGCGGAACATCGACAAGGAGGTTTCGCAGTTGAAGGCGTTGCAGAAAAAGTGGGGGAGCGACATCGTGAAGTTCGACAAGGGGCTGTCGCGGTGTCACAAGAGCGAGAAGGTCAGGACAAAGACCATCGACTACAATCCAATCATCCTCGTGCCGATCAAAGGCGTATGACATTCGACGCAGTAGAAATGGATCGCGCAGAGGTCGTCCAGCAGAAGATCGCGGACGGCAATCTGTTCACGCCCACCTACCGAAGACCGTGGAGCGACATTTGGCGTGGGGCAACCCGTGCGGGCAAAGTCCTCCGCGAATTTTGGTTCAAGGGTGGGCGTGCGTCCTTCAAGTCCACTTTCGTGACAATCGTGATCGTGCTGGGGATGATGTGGGACGCACGGTGCGCATTGAAAGCGAAACAGAAGGGCAATCCCAACTGGAAGAAATTGCTCACCCACGCCGTGATCTACCGCAAGCACGGCGTAGACATCAAAGATTCGACCTACGAAACCGTCCATTGGGTGATCACGGAACTGCTCGGCTATGGCGGGCTGTGGCACTTCTCGAAGACGGGGCGCAGGGCGATATTCATGCCGACGGGTCAGCAAATCCTGTTCCGTGGGTTGGACGATCCGCAGAAGTCGAAGTCCATCAAAGCCCCCTTCGGCTTCTTCAAATACCTGTGGTTTGAGGAACTGACCGAATACGACGGCATGAAGGAGATTCGCTCCGTTGGTCAGTCTGTCAAGCGTGGCGGGCATCACTTCCTGACCTTCTGCACCTACAACCCGCCGATGACACCGACGGATTGGGTGAACGAGGAGTCATTGGTGCAGATGGAGGGGCGGGCGATCTACCATTCGACCTTCCTTGACGCGGCGAAGTGGAAACCCGAATGGCTCGGCGAGGACTTTTTCAGGGACGCGAAGGCGTTGCTGGTGGTGAACGAGATGGCGTTTCGCCACGAATACCTCGGCGAGATCGTCGGCACGGGCTTGGAGATATTCTCCCGCGTCAAGGTCAGGACGATCACGAAAGAGGAGCGGGAGGCGTTCAAGACGGTGCGCTACGGGCTTGACTTCGGCTTTGAAAACGACCCGTGCGCATTGATGTCCGTCGCCTACGACAAGGCGAAGGACACCATCTACATTTTCGGGGAGTTCGTCAAGCATCAGCAGTTTGAAGAACAGATATACGCCGAGATCGTCCAAAGGGGCATCCGTGACCGTGTGCTGATCTGTGATTCTGCCGAACCGAAGGCGATCGCTCGGCTTCAACAGTTGGGCGTTCGGCGGGCGACGAAGTGCTACAAGGCGGCTGGCTACAATGATGCGTCCATCGTGTGGATGCGGAAGCGGAACATCGTGATCGACCCGCACGACTGTCCCGAAGCGACCCGCGAGTTCACACGCTATGCGTTCGATGTCCTGCGGGACGGACGACCGAGGAATGACTACCCCGACAGGGACAACCACACCATTGACGCGACGCGGTATGCGCTCGAAGACCTGATACGCTATGGCGAGACGGGACGGCTGGTCACGCCGTGCTGATTGCCGACGATCCACTTTTTTTGCTAAAATACAATCGACCACAAGGAGGGCAGAACTATGTCGAAACTGATCAGCAGACAGCATCCCATCTACACGACACGCATGTTCCAGTTGAACTTGAACCGCTTGGCGAAGGATGGCGGTCGCCCGTATATTGATGCGCGGCTGTGGCGTGCGCCGAATGAGACAGACGCACAATGGATTGGCGATGCGGAAGAGGGGATCACGGGGCGAAAGGAGCGTTCCTGCCTCGTGAACGATGCCCAGCGGATCGCGGCGAAGATTCGCCAATACATTTTCAAGACCGTGCCGACCCGTCAGGGGATCGACGACAACTTCGCCCGCAACTGTGCGGGTCAGGGTGTCACCATTGACGAGTTTATGGGTCGCGTCTGCGATGCCATCACCACGGGACAATGGTGCTGGTTGCAGGTGGACACCGAGCCGATGAAGTATGACAGCAACGGAATCCCGCTCCCGATGACCCTTGCGAACAAGCCGAAAGTGTTTTGGCGGCTGTGGGAAAGTTGCGACATTCCCGATTGGAGCATTGATGAGGACGGCACGCTCCGCTGGGTGATCACCCGCTCCTACCTCTACGACAACAGCGACCCGATGGCGGATGCCAAGAAGGTGGAGATCAGCACGCTGTATCACCTCGACTACGACGGCAAGGTGTATGTCACCGAGGAAAGCAACGAGCCGTGCAAGATTCCGCTTCGCAAGCGTGAGGAGGTTGTCGGGCTGGATCGTCTGCCGTTCGTCCTTGTGGGTCGCCCGACCTGCAAGGCGTGGTGGTTCGATGATGTCGAGAACATCCAAGCGCAGGTCATGAACTACGACAGCATGCACAACGAGACGCTGACGGATGCCGTTTACCCGCAGTTGGTCGTGCCGATGTCGCTCCTGAACACGCTGGAAACGAACCTTGACATCGACAAGTTGGGCGCGAAGCAGTTGATCACGCTCCAGCGGGAACTGATCAAGGGTCGCAAAAACCCGTTCTACGAGAACAGCGAGGACAAGGGATGCACACGCTACATCCAGCCCAACAGCGGCGATCTGTCGCTGATCACGCAGGAGCAGGACAGGAAGCGCAAACTCCTGTTCGATATGTCAGGGCTTGCGCTGTTCAACCGTGAGACGCGGCAGGTGCAGACCGCCGAGAGCAAGGCGTTCGACCAGTTGGACACCAACGCGACGCTCGGCAATCGGGCGACGATGTTGCAGGATGTGGAAACGGCGGCGGTCGCCCTGTCCGTTTACTTCGATCCGTCCTTCCCCGTCTATGCCCCCGTTTACAATACCAAGTTCGATGTTGTGGATGTGACGGCGTTGACGCAGACGGTGCAGACCATTTCGCAGATGCCGAACATTACGCCGATGATGCGCCGTGTCCTGTTGAAGACGGGCGTGCGGCTCGTCCTCGAAGGCGGCGGCATTGACGAGGCGACTTATCAGGAAGTCCTCGCGGAGATCGACAGCATCCCCGACGAGGAACTGAAAGAGAGCAACCCATTCGATCAGTTGCTGACGCAACAGGATAACGAGGGGCAAAATAATTCTGTTCCCCCCATTGACGGGGCGGCGGAATAAATGCTACAATCCTGACAACTTCGGGTGACACTCCCGCCCGTGTAAAGTGGAGCGACAAAAAAAAACTGTCACGGGCAGTTCAACAATCCCGCGAATACGGAGATACCATGAACATTCAGGAAATACTGGCAAAGGTTGTCAAAGGCGAAACGCTGACTGATGAGGAGAAGAACTTCCTCGGTGGGTATGACCCGCAGAAGGAGATCGACACCGCATCTGCCGCCGCTCGTCGCAAAGCCGAGAAGGAAGCGAAGGACGCGCTGGCGAAAGCCGAAGCCGCCGCCGCCGCCTTGAAGGAGTTGCAGGAGAAGGCAACCGACCCGACGAAGGACAACGAATTGGCGAAGTTGCAGAAGCAGGTCGCCAAACTCGAAGCCCTGAACGCCGCCGCCGAAGCCAAGAACAAGGCACACGCACGACTGGATGCGATCCGCACCGCCGCGAAAGAGAACGGGGTGGTTGCCGCCGAAGGCGTGAACGGTGCTGTTTTCGAGCGTCTGCTCGACTTGACGATTGGCGACACGGATGTCGCGGATGCCGATGCCCTGAAAACCGTGCTGGATCAGTTCAAGCAGGAGAACCCCGCAATGATCGCCGCGTCCGTCAAGGGCGGGCTGAACACGAAGGGTCTGCCGAGCGGAGGCAAGGCGAGTGGTGTCAATCCGTGGAAGGAAGGGAGCATCAACCTCACCGAACAGATGCGGCTTGCGAAGGAACACCCTGAACAGGCGGTTGCGCTTGCGGCTGAGGCGGGTGTCAAGTTGAACATCACCGACATCAACCCTGCGCTGGGCTGATGTCACAAGGCAAAAACGAAGGAGTAAAACAATGGCTATTACGAAACTTTCTGATGTTGTGTCGGCGGCTTCCATGTCCGCTTTCACGCAGTTCTTCAACAAGGCATACCACGACAACAGCGTTTTCCTGCGGTCGGGTGTTGCGGCTACCGATCCTGTGATCGCGGCGCGTTGCGCGGCGGCTGGCTTTGGTGGTAAGACGGTCAACATGCCGTTTTGGGGCGACCTGACGGGCGACGAGGAAGTCCTCGCCGATGTGTCGGGCAGTGCGGACACGAACCTGTCCATCAACAACATCTCCGCTGGTCAGGATGTCGCCGTCATCACGCGGCGTGCCAAGGCGTTCGGTATCACCGACCTCGCCGTTGACCTCGCGGGCGATGACCCGATGGGCTGGATCGCTTCGCGTCTCGGTGCTTACTGGGCGCGTCGTGACGAGGCGAAACTCCTCTCCACGCTCAAGGGCATTTTCACCGCCACGACGGGTGCGGGTGCTGACCTCGTTTACGACATTTCGGGCGAGACGGGTTCTGCGGCTGTTCTCGGCAAGGACACGCTCCTGTGGGCGGCGCAGTTGCTCGGCGATAAGAAGGCGAACCTCACCGCTGTTGCGATGAACTCCGCCGCCGAGACGCTCCTCACGACGATTGACGCGCAGTCCTCGCTCTACAAGCCGAGTGAGCAGGGCAACCTCGCGTCCTACAACGGCAAGACGCTGATCGTGGACGACAACCTCGCCTATGACAGCACGACGAAGAAGGCGGAAATCTACCTCTTCGGCGCGGGCGCGGTTGCGATGAACGACTGCCCTGAAAAGATGCCGTTTGAGGCGGGTCGCGATGCGCTCAAGAATGGCGGTCAGGACTATGTGGTCAGCCGTCACGCGGGCATCTGCCACCTCCGTGGTTTCAAGTGGACGAGCAACACCTGCACTGGTGCTACGCCGACCAACGCGGAACTCGAGACGGTCGCCAACTGGTCGAAGGTTTACGACAACAAGGACATCCGCGTTGTCAAGGTGATCGCCAAGTTGGGCTAATCGGGAAACAGATGCAGGGCGGGTGTGGGCGTAAAACCCCTGCCCGCCCTGTATGATATCAGGGACAACTCCAAAGGAGGGCTTGAAAATGAAAAAGATGCTTACTCTACTCGCCGCAGTCGGTCTCGCGTTTGGAGCGTTCGCTTCGGGCGAATTGGTTGCGACTGGGGCGGGGATGACCACGATCACGGTCGGCAAGGTCGGCGGTGGTGTGATCAGCAACGCGGATGTCCGCATTGATCGCAATGCGTGTGTGCCGTGGAAGATCGAAGTGCTGGAGGCGACGAAGGCGGGAGAGCCGACGACGACCACCGAGACGATCTAC